GTATTAGCCTAGAGTCAAAGGTGGTCAAGCCTATGGTTTAGTAACGCTGGTAATATAGAAATCGTCGATATAGACGGCAAAACCATCTTCTTGAGGGATTTCAATTTCTTGAACCTCAATGGGTGATTCCGTGCAATTCGATTCACTCAATGTAACAGACCAATCCACCTCGCTGTGGAACGCTGGATCTCCCCAACTAGTTGAAAACCCAGCATAGTACCCAACAGTAGAAAGTGGAGTCATTGTTGCATATGACTTTTTGAATACAATCTTACCAGATATTGTAGCGCCTTCATTGAAACAACAAATCCTAGAATCCACCTTTAATGAGAATCTTGCAGTATAGTCAAAACTGGTGTTTTCTGGATTAAAAGGAACGTTTTCGCGTTCATCAGTCGCATAATTATAAACGCTACTCATACCATTAGGAACAGACGAATGTTTAAAACTAAAAAAACCAGTTAGGAGTCCAGGCATCCCATTATAAATCGTTGTTAGGCTTTGTGGATTGAATGGAGATGTATCTGGATCGCCAGATGATACTGTAGAGTTAAACCAGTCGTATGGGTCTGATTCACTCCATCTTGGATATAATTTATAATTTCCTTCAAATAAATTATCCGAAGTAAAGTCGTATGGAATTCCATTAGGATGTAATGGTGGATACATCGCATCTACTGTATCTAAAGGATAGGTGCATTCCATATACCCATTCTTAAAAGTTAAATAAATCCTAGTACCAAAATAATGGTTTGGGTCAAGACCTCCACTCCCTTCTCCAACTTTTAACTCTTGTAATACTACAAGGTTGTCTGGGGTTGTTAATGGATACCAATTAAACGCGTTGTAATTAGTCCAGAAATATTCCCCAAGGTTATCAAATACATTGTACATCGTTGATACAAGCACGCCCCTTTGTCCTGGAGGCGGTGTATAAGGCATTGGCATATTATAGAATTCATATCCAGGCCATCCGTAATCGTTATACTCACCAAGGTATACCAAAGTGAACGGATCTTTGTGCGGGATGGTCATACCCTACTATACCAGTAATTAGCCACAGCGCTTCCGCATTTAAACCTACTACCCCAAAGGGAAGAATTAATCATTTGATTTACTACGCCAGTTTTCTTGTCAACGGAGGCAATCATTACCCAAGAGGTATTATCGTCGTCAAACTGTGGGGTTGACTCGTTTATAATTTTGCAGGTTGCTGGGTCTGGGAATCTGTATGGATCTGCACTCTCTGGCTTTAGTGAAATGTAAATGTACTCTTGTTCGTTTACTAACAGGTTCTTACTAAATTTTGCTGTTGGTGCTGGAGTGTTAGTAAGCACAACAGGTGGAGTACCCATCTTTGGTACTACGTTGTTAACTGTTCCAGGCCAAACGGAATACTTCCATTGGTTTCCATCTGAAACAACGGAAACCGTAAATGGAAGAATGATGCGCGTGTAGTCTGGGGGAGGACTAGATAGGGCAAGCCCCCCCGCGTGGCTCTGGTAGATAACGCCATCGGAAACGCCTACGGCCGCCTTGTCAGCATAATCGGCAAGCCGATTCAGTTGTTTGGCGTAAATTGCATCTCCAGGAGCGAAACTGCCAGAGTTGTTATTTCCGAATCCTTGGAGTCCCATTAGCCTAGACTGCTTGGTAGGTTAGGGTCTACAGGGTAGATATCTGGATCCCAACCAATGATTCCAGATAGCATAAGGTCAGCCTGCACTTTATAAAGGCCGCCAAAAATTTCCATAGATGCGTTAGTGCAGAGATAATTTCTCCGTCGGTCATAACTGACACCCGCTGGAAGTTCTGCTGTTAATTCTGTGTCGTAGTTTGCCGCTAGGTTTGCGTATGGATCTGGAAGATTGATAGCGCCAATCCATCCGTAATTAATCCATCCTACGCGTGATAGTGTTTTTTTAGCCTCCGATTCACTATCGGTATAGACCAAGCACCGAAGGATAATAGATGGACGAAAGTATGAACGCACCCCAGCCTTTAAGTTCACATCGTCGGCAGGGTTCTGCGCTGGTAGGAATCCAGCAAATGAGTACTGAACAGCCTGGAGTGCTGTAGGCTGGGTAATTGCAAAGTGCGCCCTATTCGGATTCTTGGTAAGATCAGTTTCGTTTTCAGCGATATACTTGGCCGCTCCAGCCAATGGCTTACCATTGCCAATCTGCTTGATTTGAACCTTGGTGAAATTGGGGTGGGTCTCAATGGCCTCCATAGCCGTGGCGCTTGATACTTGGACTTGAGTTACAGTATTAGAAGCGCCATCTTCAATCCCGCAATATTCACAGGCAACAGTCACAGTACCATTATTGGTACTAGCGGAGACACGATGAAGCGTAAGGTATTCAAGACCCTCAATAGGCGGTGGGTCGCCGCGCTTAAAGTCCGTAGTGATATCATAGGACTTGTCAGAGTCAGCGGTGTACTTCACCTGCATAGTAACTAGACCAAATCCATCGTGCTGGATAGTCCAGTTTTTCTCCATCACATACCTATCGTTGATATCAACGCCTTTTTGCTTATAGGTTATAGGCTTTGGTTGGTAGATATTGATTGACATATTATTTGGATACAGCGCCGTTAGTATCAGCGGGTGGAGGTGTGTTGTTACCGCCGCCGCCAGATCCAGCGGCTATTGTTTCAGTAGCGACTGCTGTGCGTACTGTGGCGTCACGAATTTCTTCAAGTGGATTGATTCTTTGGATTGCAGATAGTACATCGCCGCCGCCGACGGCTTGCAAGGAAGAAGCGGCTTGGAAGATGCCTGTGTTAAAGTTAGGCTTTTTGTTCTTTTTTTCTTCAGCAATTTCCTTATCCATAGCCTCAAGAATCTTCTTCTTTCGGTCTTCAAAATTAATGCCACGTCTACTTTGCTCAAGTGGGTCTGGGAATACGTCTTCGACTTTTAGGCCAGAGACCATTCGTCTTACGTCTTCCTTACTCTGTCCAGGCATACGGATACCCTCATCTTCGTAAGTAGATTGTCTGAATCCAGGAATGACAATTCCAGGAGCATTTCTTAATGCACGACCTCCGCTTGAATTAAAAGGTCTGTTTAGCCTGTTTGCGGCGTGTTCAGCCGCCCAAGGACTTCCATCTGAAGATTCAGAGTCACCAAAAATTCGCTTTGCAGTACCCTGCATTTGAGGGCCGAATCCAGTTACCCAATTTGTAAAGCCAGTAGTAAACGAGTCCCAGACATTCGTTCCAACTCGCCCACCAGCGGCGGCGGCCTGGATATCCAACTCACCAACAACAGGAGCGCGATTTGCCATTTTTTCAATTTCGGCAGAACCGCCTTTAAGAAGAGGGATAAGGTTCTTGTACTGATCTCCGAAGAGTTGAGTACCTAGGCGAGCCAACTCAACGCTTTCTCCGTAGTTCTTATAATGGTCGGCCATCTTCTTGATGACGTCCATAGAGGACACACTATGGGTTCGCACGCCCTCAATGCTGATACCAAGGCGTCTAAAGGTCGCCGTATTAGATCCACCTTCAAGAGCCATCTTACCCAACTCTTTATTTCCAGATGCGACAGAAGATACGAACTCTTCCATAGACACGCCAGTCATTTGGGCGGCGTAGCCATAGCGCTGAACGTCCGTGGTAGATAGGCCAGTAATGCGCGAGAACTTATCGACCTTCTGGGCGTATTCAGCGCCGTTCTTTACGGCGTTTACAAACTGTTGACCAAGGAAGGTAGCAATATTAGCGCCGCTCAACATATCGGCGAAGTTGCTACTCATATCCTTCTTGAACTCGTCACCCCAACCCTTCTCCCAAGGCAACTTGGCACGACCTCTACCACCAGAGCCACCAGCGCCTGGAGCGTTACCTGGAGGCGGTGGAGGAGGCGGTGGAGGTGTATTTGGAGATGGATTAGGGGGCGGTACAGGCGCAGGAGGGCGCGTCGGTACAGGCGCTACAGGCGCTACAGGCGGTACAGGCGGTACAGGCGGTACAGGGGTCGGAGGACGTGGCGTCGGTCCAGGGACAGTCGGAGGGGTAGATCCTGGATTGGGGGTAGGGGTAGTTCCAGGGGTAACAGGAATAGTCCCTGGAACAGTTACGCCCTGTAGGCCAGTTGTGTCCGCTACGAACCTTACTTTGACTTCGTCGCTCACGCTTTAGATGCCTCCAATTGTTTGAGGAATTCCATAGCCTTGACGTCTTCCTCTGTGATTACCGTAATGTCACCTCCATCGGAGACTAAATTGGCGATGTACATCCACATAGCCTCGCACTCATTCATAGTCCAGGCTTGTTCGTAGGACATACCATTACGCATCAAGTTGGTAACACAGGAAAGGACTAAATTTATGCCTCTCCCAGCGCCATTGCGCTTCTTATCCCAGATGATGGGCATATTGTCGTTAAACTTGATGTAGTCTGCCATTTTTTGCATCTCCTGCTCATAGTAGCCAGAATCCAAAAATAACTCCGTAAACTTTAAAGATTCAGCGTCAGTAGGCTTTACGCATAGCATTTCCTTTAGGTCGTGCGTAGATAGGATGCGCGCGGCGATCACAAGGTCAGATGGTTCAAAAGGGTTGTCTGTAAGAATTACAGGTGACTCAATTTCCGTAAGAACAAGTCTATGCCTCATCGACATAGGCTTTAAGATACGGCCGCATACCTCCATCTCTATGATGGAGGACTTTACGGCCTGTATAAAGCGGCTATCCATTGCCGCCTGTGTCTTTAAATCTGCTCGTACTTGACGCCACGCACGGAGACTTTGCGATACTCTTGATTAGAGCCGCGATCCGTGACTTCCTTGAGGATGTAGGTAATGCCACCATACGACATCTCTTGACCGACCTCTGGCGAACCAGATGCCCTAACAACGCCTTCAAGGGTGATTTCGTCGCGATGGTCATCCAGGCGGTCAGTAATGACTCGACCCTGTTCATCCATCACTTCGACGTCAAGAGCATAGCGGGTGGTATGGCTGTCGGATTGAACGACCATATCGAGCCGAGATCCAAGGACGCCGTAGATAAGAGCAACACCATATTCAATTGCGGACATAGTAGTAGATTGTTAACCCTAGCCCGCAGTCAAACTTGAGGGGGTAGCACGGCTACGGCCGTGTAAGTGATGAGGTTTCCGTAGTTTCGGCCTTTCATACCTTCGTCGTCAGATTCGATCCAGCAGGCGTACAACTTGCCCTCATTGACCCCCCACAGGGACTTCAAGGCTTCACCATCTGACATATGGCCGTGAACCTTGGATACGCGCTCTCGGTGGGTTTCAAGGGTGTCGTCGTCAGCCGAGGAATAAACGTAAATTTCAACCTTTACGCTGTAATTACCCAAGTTGTTAGACCCAAGGTCTTTTTCTGGGGCGGCGCTAGATGCATAGACGATAATCATCGGCATCTGCCGAAGGTCTGGGGTAATACCTTTATTGACCAATATTCCAGGGATATTGGTGGAAATATAGGTCGAGAATTTATCCTCGATGATGGATCGGATTAGTGCGCTCATTGTTAGGGAAGATTTGTATTAAAACCCTGTCCTACGCTGTAATGCGAGGCAAGATGATAAAGTTGGTTGGCTCGGCCTTGTGCTACAAGTTTTTCGTACATCTCAACTCTCATAGAGTAAGCCCTATAATTTAAGGCCAGTCTGTAGCCGTCTTTGGTAGCCCTATGCAATCCTTGAACCCTATTACCTACCTCAATCCAAGGTACGGTAGGGTTACTCAATTTATTGTTCATAATTCCAGTACCCCATTGATTACCCTTAATCCAAGCGCCTGCCTTGATCTTACCAAGTTGAGCGCCAGCGCTATACCAGCCAGCCTTGAGTTCACCTACCCTAGCCTGGACGCGCTTAATGTAGGCTTTAACCTTCTCGCCATTGTCATCTACGACGTACTTATCGCCAAATGTGGCGTGCGCGCCCATATGCTCAAAGTACTGGGATACCTTATTACCACCTCGCGCTTTTTCGTGAAGTGACTTGATGTTGCCTGTGTAGTAAGTAGAAAGGTCTACGCCGTGGGCA